GATGGTTCTTTGTTAACGGATTCAAAAGAGATGAATGGAATGATTACTTAAAAGAAAAATATGGGAAAAATGAAAGAAGTCTTCATGCAGATGCGTGAAGATGAATGGCAAGGAGATCCTAATCAGTATCTCAAACAATATGTACAAAAATATAAACAGGATTATGATATCCATATAACAGAGACACCATGTCCTAATTGCTTCACATCACATCTATTCCAAGTGAGTCATGATGATTTTTATTGTGAAGTATGTGCATATGAATTTGTCAAAGTAGATAATGCCTTAAGATTTAAATAATGAAATGTATAATATGCAATCAAAATATGGAAGGCCATGGAAATAACCCACAACCAATTAAAGAACAAGGTAGATGCTGTGATATATGTAATATTACAGTAGTCATACCTTCAAGAATGAAATACTTACATGACTATGAAAGATAATTTTTTTGTAAACGCAAGTATAAAAGATGGTGAATTACATTTCCCTATAAAAGCACAGGAGACTAGATATAAATCTTTTTTAAAACAGTTTCCTGATGATACCAGGATTGAATTATTTGTTAGTGCAAATAATCAAAAAGGTAGTGCTGCTCAGTTAGCAAGAGTTCATGCTATGTGTAGAGAAATAGCTAATGAAATTGGTTATACTTTTGAAGAAGTAAAACTACAAGTAAAAAGGAAAGCAGGTTTATGTTTTACCAAGAATAATACAGAGTATTGTAAATCATTTGCTATTTGTGATAAAGAAGAATTAAATTTAGCTATTCAAGCAGCTATGGAAATAGGAGAGTATGCAGGTATGCAGTTAAGATGATTCTTCTTTAAAGCCTAGTTTATTATTAATATCTATTAACATTTCTTGAGCTTTAGATTTATCACCTTTACTTATTTCTTTTACCCAGTTAGATACTTCCTCTTGAGTTACATTTGTTTCCTCAATTTTTTCAAGACCTTGTTCTTTAGCTTTATATCTAAGTAACTGCATCATTGAATAAATTGTCCACATGTGTGCTTCAACAGGACTTAACTCTACTTGTTCACCTTTATTAGAGTGTATAGCTTTATATGTTTTATCAAACTTTTTAAAAATTTCTTTAATTTCAGCAGGATTTTCAAGAACTTCTGTAACAAAATATAAAAATGCTGACTCAAGCATTCTTATATATGAAGGATGAACCTCAATATTTTTTATTGGTTTAGTTTGATCATAAACTGGTCTCGTACTTAATAAGCCTTTATCTGACATAGTAATTATTTTATAATACAAATATATTAAAATTATGCCACAAGTTAAAATAAATATACAAGAAAAGAAAGACAAACTATCTGCTAAACTAGCAGAATGGAAAATTGTAAAAGATTATGTACAATCTTCTTCTTTTGATTCTATCATACTTAGCTTAATATCACAAGTTGAGAATGATAATAGATTTACACCTAAGTTTAAAGATGTATTCAATGCATTTATACATTGTCCATATGATAAACTTAAAGTTGTTTTTGTAGGACAAGATCCGTATCCTCAGCTAGATGTTGCTGATGGTGTATCATTTAGTTGTTCTTATACAAAGAAAGAGCAGCCTTCATTAAGATATATATTTGATGAATTACAAAATCAGTATCCTAATGCTAGCAGAGATCCAGATCTAAAGAGATGGTCTAAGCAAGGAGTTCTTATGCTTAATACTGCACTTACAGTTGCAATAGGTAAGATTGGTTCTCATTATGATATATGGAAACCATTTGCTTCATATTTATTTAGTGAATTAAATAAAAGAGATGACTTAGTATTTGTATGCTTAGGTAAGAAAGCAGAACAGTGGGAAAATTATATGACTAATAACCATATTATAAAAGTATCACACCCTGCATCAGCTGCATATAAAGGTGGTAAATGGAATTCACAAGACCTATTTAAACAAGTTAATAATTGCTTAGAATCTATGGACAAATCTTTGATAGTCTGGTAGATTTTTTGTATTTTTAAATGCTCAAAAACCAACAAATATGTGGGAACTTTTTCAGAAAGTACTGAGACATGGTATTACACCAAACCAGTGCTTTTTATTATTTAGTATACATAACAATACCACTCCTAGTACATATATAAAAGAAGATTATAATGTACTTGTTGAGCAAGGATATATAAAAGATAAAGAGTTAACAGCAGATGCTCTTAAAATCATTACCCAACTTGATAATTATTTCACAGTAAATAAAAAGAAAACTACTAAGCAGTTGCTTGGCAAGTCAGGTACTGACAATATAAAACAGTACCGTGAAATATTTCCTGCTGGTAAATTACCATCAGGTGTACCGTCTAGAAATAATGTAAAAATACTTACAGAAAACTTTAGATGGTTCTTCAGTGAATATGATTATACATGGGAAGAAATTATAAAGGCTACTAAGATGTATGTAAATGAATATAGAGATAATCAATATATGTATATGCAAAATAGCCAGTACTTTATATCTAAACAAGATAAGCATAGAGTGAAAAGATCACAACTAGCTGATTACTGTGACATGATTCGTGATGGAGTTACAGTAGAAGAAAAACATTTTAAAGAGAAAGTTGTATGAGTAAGAAGCCAGCCTGGAATGGACAGTATGAATCATTTAATGAGGCACTTAAATATATGTTCCAAAGACAATCCGGTGAGGAGAAGTCTATATATACACCGTGGCCCAAGTTTAATGATGCAACAACTGATGGGCTAGAGTGGAATACACTTACGGTTATAGGAGGTAGACCTGGTTCAGGTAAAACTCTTATTAAAGATCAGATTGTTAGAGAATCTTTCATACTAAACCCAAATGATGAGTTCAGAGTGCTTGAGTTTCAATTTGAAATGGTTGGAAGAACCTCAGCAATTAGAGAGTTTAGTTCTATTACAGGTAAAACATATAAAGAATTATGTTCTGCTGGTAGTGTTATAAACTCTGATGTTTTAAATCAGTGTCATGAATATGCAAAAGAGAGAGTGAAGTATCCGGTTGATATTATTGGTACGCCAATGACTGTAAACCAGATGCGTGATCAGATAGATATGTATATGAATGAACACAAGGGTAAGAAAACTATAATTACCCTAGATCACACTATTCTTGTAAAGCGTGCACCTTATCAGAACAATAGATTAGATATGTTGTTTGAGTTAGGTGAATTCTTTACACAAGTTAAACGTGAGTATCCTGTAATGTTTATTGCTTTATCACAGCTTAATAGGAATATAGATAATCCTGATAGAGCTGTTGATGGTAAGTATGGTAACTATATTTTAGAGTCAGATATATTTGGTTCAGATGCAATGCTACAACATGCTGATACTTTAATAGGTATCAACAGACCTGCAAAGCAGAAGATAAGATTCTATGGGCCAGATAGATATATAATAGCTGATGATAAAACATTAGTTCTACACTTCTTAAAAGCAAGAAACGGTGACACAAGGATGAGTTTTTTCAAGGCTCAGTTTGAGAAGATGGAAATAATAGAAATGGAAACTCCAGAAATACAGCAAAGAAGATGATAACAACAAATACAATAGATAAAAGTATAAATAAAAAATTAAGTATGACACCAGCTGAGCGTAAAGCAAAAGTAAATAAGTTAATGGAAGAGCATAAGGAATTCTTTGATCAATTCCCAAAGCGTGCTCTATATATACCAAAGATGGCTTATAGACCACCCGGTAAAGATGACCTACATGTATCTTTCTTTCCAAGTGAGATGAAAAAAGGTCAAGGTACAATCATATATACAGAATTTGTAAGTATAGATTATGATGCAGAAGATCCTAAAAGAACACTGTATGCATTTAAAGTGCCAAAAGAATGGGTAGATAAGTATGAGCTTGTAACATCTAATTCAGGTTTTGAAAGACACCTTATACCTGTCAGTGAATTAACAGCTGTCAGTGATGTAACTTCTAAGATTAAGAATCTTGAAGACAAAATTAAAGATGTACCAGACTATAGTATTCCTAATCCGGAGACGGAAAGAGATATAGTTGATGTGCTAAAAGGAATAGAAAAAGCATTGTTAAGTATTAATTCAAAATTAAAATAGAAATGGCACAAAGTGTATTAGTAATTGCAGACTCCGGTTCAGGTAAGTCTACATCAATTAGGAATTTACTTCCTAAAGAAACATTTATTGTTAATATTGCAAACAAACCATTACCTTTTAAAGGATGGAAGAGTAAGTATACTCAGATATCTAAGGATAATCCTAAAGGTAATATGACTTCAGCATCTAGTGCTGCAGGTATTGTAAAAGCAATGAAGCATGTAAATGATAATATGCCACACGTAACTAACTTAGTTATAGATGACTGGCAGTATATGAGTTCATTTGAATATTTTGATAGAGCAAATGAAAAAGGATATGATAAGTTCACTCAAATAGCTTCTAACCTAGCACAGGTTGCAAAAATGCCAAAAGATTTGAGAGATGATTTGTATGTGTTTTTCTTAACTCATTCAGAAGAGTCAACTGATATCAATGGTAACCGTAGGGTTAAAGCAAAGACTATAGGTAAAATGATAGACAATGCATTAACACTAGAAGGTTTATTTTCAATTGTATTATTTGGTAAAGTAAAAAAGACTGAAGATGATACATTAGAGTATGTATTTGAAACTAAAAATAATGGTGAGAATACATGCAAATCACCAATGGGTATGTTTGATGATGATAACATTCCTAATGATCTTAGCTATGTAAGAGATTGTATAGTTAAATATGAAGAGTAAATTAATTAATAATCATTTAAAAAAAGAAAAGTATGTTAAGTACAAAAGACATGTCAGCCGGATCAGGTAAGGCAAAACCAGTAATTGGAGTTGGTAATCAAGTAATTAGAATTAATTCTGTTAGTTTTGATGTAACTCCTTATGATAGTGAAGCACATAACATTGTGTTACATGTAGAGAGTGAGCCTGTTACAGGTGAATTTCAAGGTTTCTTGAAAGATGTAAATAAACCAGATGGCCCAAGATATGAAGGGCAGGTAGGTAGAGTTAGATTCTCTCCTTACCCTTATAAAGATGCTACTTTGCCTTCAGGTAGAGAAATCCAAAAAGATACTGAAGTATTAAAAGCTATGGTATATCTTAGTGAAGTTCTTAATAAAAGAAGTGAGTTGGATTTAATTGAAGCAGAGACTATTGAAGATTTTATGAACTCTTGTAATAAGTTATTTAGCAACAGTGAATTCTTTAATGCATGTGTAGGTGGTAGAGAATGGGAAAATAAAGAAGGTTATATTAACTATGATCTTTATTTACCAAGGATGTCTAAAGATGGTATCCCTCTAGAAGCTTTAAATGCTGAGAACTCTAGACTATTAGAGTTTAATAAGA